AACGGGCAATATAACTCAACAAATGCTATTATCAGAACAAGATCCACAGCTTGCAGCAGTGCTCAAGCAAGAGGCTCAAACTAAATAGTTAGTTTCCGTGAAATTAACCCCCTTATCTGTGATTAGGGTATCGCAAAACTTATTAAGGTAAATCTGAATGGCTGCTCCGTTTCAGAATTATACTGGCGGTGTCCTACTAGCGGATATCGTTAAGAGAAATAATTTTAGTGCTTACGTTTCTCAAGCTATCAAAGAGCGTAGCCTATTTATACAATCTGGTGCTGTAGTTCGTAATGCTTTGCTTGATGCAACAGCAGGAGGAACAAGAATACAAGTTCCAGAATTTAACCCAATCGCACCAACTGAAGAAATTTTAGATGGTACAGGTACTTGGGGAACAAGTGGTGGTGGTTATTTAACACCTCAAAAAATCGGTACAGATACGCAGATCGCAACTATCTGTCATAGAGGTTTTGCTTATGCTGTTGATGATGTGGCTTTATTAGCTGCTGGTGAAGATCCAATGGGTCATATCAGAAATCAACTTGCAGATGCTATCAATAAGTTGAACTCTGTTCGTTTATTTGAAACTCTAACTGGTTTATTTCATACAGCTTTAAATTCTCATCGTCTTGAGAAAAACTTAGGTGGTTCTGGTTCTACTGCTGAAGCAAATTATCTTACTGCTGCTACTGTTGCAGAAGCTCGTTCTGTTTTAGGAGAAAGAGGAGAAGAGCTTGATCTTCTTATCGTTCATCCTTCTGTTGCTTACTACCTATATCAAGTAGGTCTACTAACATTCTCAACATCTGCCTTATCAACTGGTACAGGTATCACTTGGGGTGGTGGTGGTGTTGGTGTTACTGACAGATCAATCGGTCAATTTGCTGGTTGTACAGTCGTTATCGACTCTCAAGTAAACATCAACGATCCAACAACTACTGGTAATCGTCAAGAGTTCCGTTGCTATTTAATGAAGTCAGGAACAATTCTTGAAGGTGTTCAGTCTGAGCTTGGTATTGAAGCAGAAAGAAACATTTTATCTAAGCAAGATGTTATGTCTGTTGATTACCATAGTGCTTATCACGTTATGGGTACTAAGTGGACAAACGCTGCTGATAACCCTGCTAACTCAGCACTAAGAACTGGTTCTAACTGGGGTGTAACTTATGATATTGACCAGATTCCTATGGTTGAAATCTTTGTTAACTCTCCACTAGACAATGGTCTCAAGTCTTAATTTTTATTAAGATTAAATTGTGGTCATTAAACCTCATCAAATATTGGTGGGGTTTTTTCTTTACGCTACAATAAAACTAACTTACCTTACTGATCGTGGCAGCTACCATAAATGCAACTATAAAAAGTGAAACAGCTAATAGCTATGTCACTTTATCTGAGTCTAACGATTACTTCGATACCTCTCCAGATTCTTCAACTTGGACAAATAAAACAGACGATCAAAAGAAAAGAGCATTAATATCAGCTACAAGATGGATTGATACTTTAGTTTTTTATGGTGATAGATGTGATGAAAATCAGGCACTAAAATTTCCAAGAACAAATTATCAGGTAGATGGGGTTGAATTAGCTTGTACTACTATTCCGAACAATATTAAATATGCTCAATATGAACTAGCTAGGGCATTGGCGAATGATACTGATGCTATTACAGGAACTACTGGTAAAGATGGTAACTTTTCTGAAGTACAGTTAGGAGATTTGCAAGTCAAATATAATACTGATAGTCAGGGAACAGGATCTATAAATAATATTTTAGATGTTTACCCGTGGTTACAAAGTTACCTTGGAGCATATATGCTTGGCGGTGCTGGTAGTTTTCAACTTAGAGTGGTTAGAGGATAATGGCAGGTCAATTAGATTCATTATTTAAAAACGCAGCTAAAAGTGTTGTATCTCAACTGGGTACATCACAAGATTACAGTATTACTTATACAAAGAAGGCATCTCCTTCTTACAATACTTCTACAGGAGCTTTGACTACAACAGATACTAGCTACAGTATTAAAGTTCCAATATCTTTTATTAGATCAGAAGAAGAAACTGGTCAAGAAATGAGACAAGCGAGATTGTATATTACACCAGATCAGATTGGAGATAATCAAGTTGATATGGATGATGAGATCACATTAAGTTATGCTGGTTCAAATAGAACTGCACAGATAGTTTACATTGATACGAAAAGAGGTGGACAGGTTTACTTATTTACTGTTCTGGTGCGGTTCTAATGGCAGTAAGACGTTTAAAAGATTTACCAAAAGATTTAGATAGCCAGATTAGTGAGGGTTTTAATAATGTCATAAAAATTACTCATTTTGAATTATCTAATAGAGAAAGCACTGTTCCAGACCCTATGCCAATATGGACAGGTTTTTTTGCTTCTAGTTGGAAAGCTCAGACAAGTCCAGTAACAGCAAACCACAAGGCAGAAAACTATCAACCTTGGAAGGCAATTAAATATGAACGAAGTATTAATTTTTTTGAGAAAAGAAAAGCAGGACCTCCTTTTACACGACAAGAGCCTCCTGCTAATCCATTTGTTCAAATGAGATTTCCTGTTGGAGAAGGAAAAAGAATTTTTAATTATAGAAAATCAGTTTACATTGGTAATAAAGCTGTGTATTCTCAATACGTTTTAGAAACTGGAAAAATTCAAAATTTTATTGTAGATGATTTAGCTAAAATAATTAAAGAAAACATGACAGAAAAAGGTAAGCTATTTATAGGAGGTAAAGTATCTGAGAAATTTAGTGGTACAACTTACACAGGTTTTTAAAAATGACATTAGTAAACGCTAGAGCAGCTTTTGAAAAGGCAGTAACAGATGCGGTTGCAGCAGCAGATAATACTGTTGAAATGGTTTATGACAATGTTCATTACACCACTCCTGGAAAAAGTACAAAATATATTTTGATGAGTTTGAATTTTACTCAGTCAACTTTACAAAACCAGGGAGCAGCATCAGACTACTATGCTGGTATCATTCAATGTAATGTTTACGTTCCAAAATCAAAAGGTACTTCTGTTTTGTCATCTATTTCTGAAGCGGTGATTGATGGACTTACTTCAGTAAATGCTTCAGATTATTCAGATACTTTCAGTTGTAAACCTAGAGTGTTAGATATAAATGGCCCAACTCCATTGGAAATAGAGGATAGAAGTCATTTCATTGGAATAATATCTTGTCAATTTTCAGCAAACGCCTAGTATAATAGAATAGCAATCTAATAAATTTATGGAAGCAATCGAACTGCTCAAGAACAAATTTGGTGTAAGCCAAAAGTATAAATACGAATTAAAAGAGGGAGACAAAATACTTTTAGAGATTTACTGGAATCCATTAACAATGGCAGAAAGAGAAGTCATAACAGCAATGTCTCCTAATGACACTAGCGGAAATGATTTTGCTTTAAATCTTATGATTACTAAATCTTTAGATAAAAATGGTAAAAGATTATTTCAAGATGGTCATAAGGCTTCATTACGAAGAGAAGTAAATTTTGCAACTTTACAAGAGATACAACTTGCAATGCTTACTTCTGGTTCTGAATATAAAGTGGAGGAAGCGAAAGCAGATTTAAAAAGCTGAAAATAATTGGTTCGTATTGTTTTTCTTAGCAAAAGAACTAGGAATGACAGTTAAAGAACTATCAACAAAACTAAGCAGAGAAGAATTAGTTGGATGGATTGCTTTTTATGAGCTAAAAAATGAAGAAGAGAAGAAAGCAATAGAAAAAGCTCAAAATAAACCACGGGCAACAGTTCCAAAAAAGAGGTAAACTAAAATAAAGTTTTAAAGTTCTTGTGGCTGATTACGGAGTTAATATAAATTTTAGAGTAGTCGGAATGTCAAAGGTTGACAGAGCGACAGCAAAAGCAAAGCAATTAGAAGAAAGTGTAAATAAAATAAGAGATTTTGATTTAGCAAAAGCGATGCCTGGAAAGGTTGGAGACAGGATAGCTGAAGCTACAGGTCAGATTAGGAAATATGCTCAACAAATAAATAGTGCAAAAAAGAGTCAAGATAGTTTTAAAGAAATAATTGGTAAAACTCAAAACCAACAAGAAGCAGCTTTAGAAGCTTTTGAAGAAACCAGAGATTCAGTTCAGAAAGGTTCAGTTATATATGACGAGATGACAGAAGCTATTGATAATCAAAAAAATGCAATGGCAAAGCAAGATAGGATTTTAAAGGGCGAAACGATGTCTAAAAATAAAAACACAGAGGCTACTTTAAAAAACACTAAAGCACAAAGAGAAGCTGCTTTGGCACGGTTAAAACTAATGAGAACAATAGGAGGAGTAATAGGTAGTGCAACTATTGGTGGTGCTTTTCCGTTTCTTTTTGGGCAAACAGGAATGGCAGCAACAGGTGGTGCGATTGGTGGTGCAGCAGGAGGAGCATTAGCAGCTATTCCTGGGTTTGGTCAATTCGGTTTTGCTTTATCTATTGCTGGTACAGCAATTGGACAATATTTAGATCAGCAAGAAAAGTTAAATCGAAGCATTACTAAAGTTAATTCTTTGTTTATTTCAATGGGAGATGGAGCTACTTTTAGTGCTCAAGAAATTAAAAAATTAGCAAAAGAAATAGGCTTGACAAATGAAGAAACTGTAAAAATGTTAGAGAATACGCAAAGATTCGGGAAAGGTGGTAGTGATGCACTCATTAGTTTCTTTGGAGCAGATACAGATAAAAGATTAGGTCAACTTAATGTAGTTGCTCAAGTAAATAATTTAGCCACAGCAATGAAAGCAATTCAACAACTTTCAAAAGATATAACTGTTGAAGATGAATTTAAATTAATAAATATGGCAAGACAAGAAGGTTCGTTAGCGGTTCAAATTGAAATGCAAAGATTGATTTTAAAAATACAACATGAACAAAATATAGAAGAAGCAAAAAGATTAAAATTTGGAACACGTTTTAATATAACGATGGCAAAAGCAGCCGTTAGCATGATTCAAGCTATGACAGGCTATAAAAACCTTCAAGTTGAAGATGTTCCAGAAATATTACAAAAACAGTTAGATGCAGCTATAGAAAAATATAAAGAATTAGATGCTGAGTTAGTTAAAAGTTTAGAAAAAATAAAAGGATTAGCAAAAGCTTATTCAGATGCAAGATTAACCATTGCAGATGAAATAGACACTATAAATAATAAATTAAAAGTTATGATGGATACTCAAACTCAAGTGGTTATGGTTTCTAGGCAAATAAAAGATTCTTTTGCTGACTCATTTAAAGGAATAGTCAAAGGAACCATGACAGTTACAGATGCGTTTAGAAATATGTTAAATAGAATAGCTGATTACTTCTTAGATACAACAGCACAGTTACTAGCAATGGGGTTACAAAAAGGATTTTTAGGGTTTATAGGTAATGCATTTCCTGGCTTAAAAAAGTCAGATGTAGGTGTTGATGGAACGAAGGCTGCTGGAGGTCCAGTAAAAGGTGGTGGTAGTTATCTTGTAGGTGAAAAAGGTCCAGAATTGTTTACACCAGGAGTTTCTGGTATGGTTACACCAAACCATAAATTAGGAGGTTCAACTAACGTGGTGGTCAACGTAGATGCTTCTGGGTCGTCTGTACAAGGCGATGACCAATCTGCAACAGCTTTAGGTGAGCTTATAGGAGCAGCAGTACAATCTGAAATAGTAAAACAACAAATGGATGGAGGCTTATTAAGCTAATGGCTAGTTTTCCAACAACTGTAAATCCTACTTATGGGTCAACAAAAAACTCCGCACCAAATATTCGTATTGCACAGTTCGGCGATGGTTATCAGCAGAGGTCTACTTTTGGTATAAACCAAAATTTAAAAGTATATAATTTTACTTGGCAAAACATAAGTGAAACAGATGCAGATGAAATAGAAACTTTTTTGGATGCTAGAGCAGGTGTTGAAAATTTTGATTACACCCCTGCTGGTGAAAGTGCCAGTAAAAAGATGATTTGTAAACAATGGAATAAAACTATACCTTATTTAAATAGAGCTACGATTACAGCAACATTTGAGGAGGTTGCCGAAGCATGATTTCCTTAGATGGAACCTTTGAAATTGATAGTACACAAACTGAACAATTAATAGTATCAATAAATAGTCATCCATTTAAAGCTGGACAGCTTGTTAATTTTTCATCCACCCATTCACAATTAAAACATTGGGGTGGTAATTATGTTGTTGTTATAGTTTCAGCCGACAAAATAAAGTTTGAAGTTCCAGATGATGACCCAGCAGATAAAACAAGTGAGACAATAACAGGTTTAAATAATGAAACTGGTAATTGCACAATTACTGCATTAGAAATACAAGTACCAGCTTCAGCAGCAGTAAGTCCAGAACTTCAGTCACTAGAACCGTCTGCAATCATAGAATTATTCAAATTAACTTTTAATAAAGCAGTAAATGGATTAACTGAAGATGATGCTGATGTTGTTTATTACTATCATGCTGGCACAAACGAAATCAAAACAAATATTGTTTTCAATACTCAATCTTATGTACCGTTACCTGTAAAGGTAACAGGTTTCAACAAAACAACTAAAGGTACTTTACCAAGACCAAAATTTGAAATAGCTAACACTAATAGTGCTATTTCTGCTTTATTAGTTTTATATAATCCATTACACGCTGAGTTGTTAAGAATAAAGACCTGTAAAAAGTTTTTAGATGCTGTGAATTTTACATCTGGTTCAAATAGTAATGCTGATCCTACTGCAATATTTGAAGCTGACGACAGATGGTACGTTGACAGAGTAGTAAATGAAAATCCTAATACAGTTATTTTTGAATTAACAGGAAAAATTGATATGACAAACTTACGTTTACCTAAAAGAAGATATAGAGAATCAAAGGTCAAGATTTAATGCAAAAGTTTTTAGAAGATGCAAAACAACACGCATTAAAAGACGCACCAAACGAATCTTGCGGTATTGTCGTTGATGATAATTATTATCCCTGTAATAATATTTCTGATACACCAAAAGATAATTTTGCAATACATCCAAAAGACTTTTTAAAAGCTAGATCAAAAGGAATTTTTCAATATATTATTCATAGTCACCCCGAAGGGGGAGATGCAAGCGAACCAGATAAAAAGGCTTGTAAGGCAAGCAAAACACCTTGGTACGTTTACCTTATTCCACAGGATCAATGGCAGATTATAAATCCTTAGTAGGTCGTCAATGGTTATATGGTAAGTTCGATTGTTATACCATAATCAGAGATTATTATAAATTAATCGGTATAATAATTCCTGATTTCAAAAGACCAAAAGATTTAATTACTACAGAAAGTATTTTTATGAAAGAAGCACCAAAAAATAATTTTAAACTTGTTAATTTTGATGATAGAAAAGAAAATGATATGTTAATTATGCAACTTGGCACTAATAATCCTATGCACGGAGCAATTTTTCTTGGTAATAATACAATTTTGCATCAAAAATATGAATCTTTGAGTTGTACTGAAAACTATAGCGTTTATTATAGAAGAAATACAAAAGCAGTTTTTAGATATGCAAAATAAAGTTCTGCTTTTAGATGATTTAGGAAAAAAATATGGGGAAACTCATGTCTATTATAATTTAAAAACACCAGCAGAAGCTATAAAACTTTTATGTATAAACTACCCAGAATTTGCAAAAGATTTAGCAACTTCGCATGAACAAGGTATTTTTTATAAAGTTCAACAGGTAGATATTGAGTTAGAATTATCAGATTTATTTTTACCATTAGGTTCACATGATTTAGTTGTTACTCCTGTCATTAGTGGTAGTGGTGATGTAGGTAAAATTTTGCTTGGTGTAGGTCTTATTTTTGCAACAGGAGGTTTTGGTTCATTTGGTACTCAATTTTTTGGAAAAACATTCGAAGAAGGAGCTAAAGCATTATTATTTACAAAGGCAGCAGCAAATTTTGGTGGTTTTTTGGTTTTAAATGGTATTACAGGATTGATTACACCGCAACCAACACTTTCAACGTTGGATACTGAAGGTGCTTTTACTAATTACAATAGTGGGCCATCTTCTCTAACAAAAGGTGCTGACGGTATGCAAACTTACGCTTACACTGGTGCGACAAATTCATCTGGTTTAGGAAAAACAATTCCTGTTGCCTACGGAAAAGTTTTAGCTGGTAGCTTATTGATAGGAGCACAAATTAGTACAAAAACCACACAAACAAGTAATACAGAATTTTTTAGACAACCAGGATTAGATACTTTTACTCTTAATGGAGATCGTTTAAAATTTGGCTTTAGTGATGCTGGAGGTATAGAAGCTAGATTAAGAAAACGTAAAAGCACAGTTAAAACCAATAAAGGTAGAAGATATACAAGAAATAAAGATTTAAATCTAGGTAATGATGGTGAACAGAGTTTAACTACAAGTGCTTTAGGCGGAACAATAGAAGGAAAAGATTCTGGTAAACATAATACCAAATTGTTTAGTATTTTCTTTGAAGTTAAAGGTTTGAATGATAAACCTGGAGATAATGATACTGCGTTTATTGATGGGTTTATAACTTATCAAATTATCATCAAAGAGTCCGTAAGTGATGATATTATTGGTCAGCATCAAATGACAATTCAAGGACTTTTTAAAGATTCACAAAGGCTTAGATACCAAGTTAGAGCACCATACGCTCATGTATCAGGTAAAAACTTTTATAAAGTATTTATTAAAATAATTGATTCTTCAGTCGGAGATAAATGCGTGTTTTCTACTAAGGTAATAGGATATAAATTAAAATAGCAATATGACATTAAGATCAACTTCTACAATAAAAATTCTTGATCTTTTATGTGAAGGGCCGATAGAAGGTTTTGCTGAACCATTAGAGGGTAAATTATCTCCATCAATTTTTTTAAATGATAACCCTGTAGAGCTTGAGGGTGAAGAATCTTTTGATTTAGGAAAAGTTAACGCTGTTTTAAAATTTGGAACAAAAAATCAAGATATTCCTAAAGGATTTCATGGTGCAAAGAAAACAGAAAATATAAGTATTGATGAAGAAGTTGGAACGAATTATTCAGAAACATTAACTGCAAAAGGCACTGTCAAATCAAGAGATTACGGAAGTGGTCAAATTCTTAAAAAAATAACAACAACAGATGCAGAAGTTTTGACTATATTTTTCACAATTCCAGCTTTATTCAGTCAAGCGATGGTAGGTATTGCAAGTGGTCAATTATTTTCAGCTAAAATTAAAATAGAGGTTTTTATTAAAGGAAAAGGTGGTAAATCATTTAAAAAGGCTTTTAAGGAAGTAATTAGAGGAGTTTCTACAACAAATTATCAATTTTCAAAAGATATAGAACTTATAAATGATAGCGGTTCAAAACCTTTTGGTGAACCTCCTTATATTATAAAAATAAAAAAAGTTACTGATGAAGAAGATGATTACGATATTAAATTTGATGATTTAGTTAATTTAACAAAAAAACAAAGAGAGAAAACACCTTTTGAAGGCAAAAGAGCAAATAGATTAATCTGTACTTCTTTTGCGTTAAAAAGTTTATCAACAACCAAAATTAACAATATGGCTTGTGTTGGTCTTACATTTTCAAGTGAGGCATTTCCACAGCTACCTACAAGAAGTTATTTAATTAAAGGTAAAAAGGTAAGAATTTTTTCTAATGCCACTGTAAGAACTGGTAAGAATAACGCTGGTAGTTTGAAATTTGAAGGTGAATTTGACGGTAATTTTTTACAAAGTATTGATGACCAAACAGGTAAAGCAACTGATTTACTCGTTTGGACCACTTGCCCTGTTTGTATATTCATAGACATGATGACCAATCCTACTTATGGAGCAGGTGATTTCATAAGTGATAACAATATTAGTTTGGTAGATCTATACCCCCTAGCCCGTTATTGCAATGAACTTGTAGATATACCCGATGATGAGTCTGATGATGCTAGTGCAACGGTAAAAGAACCAAGATTTGCAATGAATACAATTATCGGGAATCAAGTATCTGCGTACAAACTGCTGCAAAACATGGCAAGTGTTTTTAGAGGCATGACTTATTGGGCATCAAATACAGTAAATGTGGCAGCAGACCATGGAAACCTTGATGGCAGTGATATTGACCCTGTTCATCTTTACAATAATTCCAGCGTTATAGGCGGAGTATTTTCATATTCTGGAACGTCAGTAAAAACTAGATCAACAAAAATTAGAATAAATTATAACGACCCAAAAAATAATTATAAAGTTGACCAAGTTGTAGTTCAAAATTCATCCTTAATTGATAAATTCGGACTACAGGAAAAAGAGATAGTGGCATTTGGCTGTACTTCTAAATATCAAGCGATAAGAATGGGTCAGTATATGTTAAAAAGTGAAGAGTTAGATGGTGAAGTTGTTACTTTTAGTACAGGTTTAGATGGTCTTTTTGTTTTACCAGGTCAAGTATTTGCTATTGGTGACTTGATGAGGGCAGGGCAAAGAACAGGTGGAAGAGTGAGTAGTGCGACAACAACTGTAATAACAACAGATCAAACCGTTCAACTTCCAAGTGGTGACAATAAAAAATTAAGTTGTATTTTATCTGACGGAACTTTAGAAACAAAAGACATTGATAGCAGCACTGGTACGACTATTACTGTTTCATCAGCATTTACTTCCGCACCTTTAGCTCAATCAGTCTATGTAATATCAACTGATAATGTACAAAAGCAAAAATTTAGATGTATTGATATTAAAGATAATAATAATGGAACTTATACGATCACAGGAGTGCAGCATAATGACAGTATTTATGACATTGCTGATAATACAATCGAATCACTTGAAGAAGATCCTTTAGAGGAGAGAGATATTTCAACATTTGATGATACCCCCAGAAAACCCACTGATCTTGTTGTAAGTTTCACACAAGTTAAAGTTAATAATGGTATGGTTAATAGAGCTTTGTTTCAATGGAGCAGAGGAACAAATGGCCCTTCAATACAATTTGATATTAGGCTTGATGTTAATGACGGCCCTTCAGTTTCTATAGATAATTATACACAAACTACTTTTGAAATTGACAGTTTGAAAGTAGGTGAAATAGCAACATTTAAAGTTCGTTCTGTAGGTATTCTTCCAGATAAAAAATCCAAGTTTACAACTCTTGAAAAAGAAGTGCCAAGTGTGACAACATCCAGTTCAACAGGTTCATTCAATACGACAACTGAACTTCCACCTGATCCAGAATAAATGCCAACAATTCAAGCTACTACAAAAAATGAGGTAATTTTTAAATGGAAAATACCTGAGACTTTTACTGGTAATAAAAATGAGTTGGTTGCTATTATTAGACATTCACAACTTACAGACGGAACAGCAGAATGGCCTTCATCAACTTTTTTGAGAGAAGTCCAGGCAAATACTGATTATGTAATTCTGCCGTTAATGAATGGCACTTATTTAGTTAAATTTAAAGATACCAATAATAATAAATCTGCAAACGCTGGAACTGCAATTATAAATCTTCCTGATGACTTACCAAAATTACTTCATTCCACAGTTAGAGAAGATACGACATCACCAGAATTTCAAGGCCAAAAAAATGATGTTTTTTATTCTTCGCAATATGATGCTTTAGTTTTAAATAATCAAGATTTAATTGATGACAAGGCAGATTTTGAAGAGGGTTATTTAGGAAGTATTGATTTTGGTGGCGAGTTATTTAAAAATGGCACTTATTTTTTTAAAGATAAAGTTGATCTTGGTGGAATATTCACTGTTGAAATAAAAAGAATTTTAAAAACTAGAGGCTTATATCCAAATGACACGATAGATTTACATTTTACAAATATTGACGAATGGACAGACTTTGATGGTGCTCTACCAGATGAGACAAACTGTGTGATTTCATTTAGAAAAAGTAATGACGCTCCAAGTGATGATGAGATAGAAGATGAAAATAGTGAATTTATTTTGCTTGAAGATGGAAATAAATTTTCTCAGGAAGATTCTCAGAGTTATGACGAGTTTGTACCACTTGAGAACGGACGCTTTACAGGTAGAGTTTTTCAGTTTAAAGCAGATTTAACAACAAACTTTACAGATCAAACACCTTTAGTTGATGAATTAGGTTATACAATACAATTTGAAAACAGAACTGAGAGTGATTCTACAACTAGCGGTACTGGTGCAAAAGTGATAACTTTTAACAAAGCCTTTTATCAAACTCCTAAAATTGGTATAACTGCTAGTAATATGGCTACAGGCGACTATTATGTAATTAGTAGTGAAAGTCGTACAGGCTTCACCATTACTTTTTTCAATAGTTCAAATGCAGCTATTGACCGCACATTTTCATACCAGGCAAATGGCTTTGGTGCGGAAGGTGCTTAATCTCTTAAACCCATTGGTATAACTGACTTATGGCAACACATGATTATAATTTAGCGAACCAATCAGGTGCGAGTTTTCGTTCAGATTTAAATGACGCTTTACAAGCAGTCTTAACAAATAACAGTAGTGCATCTTCTCCTAGCACTACGGCTGCCTATATGTTCTGGGCTGATACTAATACAGGAACATTAAAGATAAGAAACTCCAGCAACGATGCGTGGGTAGAATTATTACAACTTGATGGTACGTTAACACTTGAAGATGGTTCTGCCAGTGCTGTTGCTCTTGGTTTTAGAGATGAATTAAATACAGGTATTTTTAGTTCTGGTGCAAGTAATTTTGATGTTGCGATAGCTGGTACAACAAGACTTAATATAAGTGCAACTGGATTAAATGTAACTGGAACGGTAACTGATGATGGTGCGACCCATGATGGAGATGTAACTTTTACAGGAGCTAGTGCAAATGTAGTATTTGATAAGTCTGATAATGCTCTTGAGTTTGCTGATAATGCAAAGGCAACTTTTGGTGCGGATGCTGACCTTACCATCAGTCATGATGGCAGTAATAGCATAATCAACGATAATGGCACTGGTGAACTGCAACTTCAAAGGGCTGGCAATACAATTTTAACTTTAGATTCGGGAGGTATAACAGTTACAGACCCAGATGGAGATGGTACTGTCGCAATTAAAGGTTTTGAAGGCCAAAGTGCAAAAATTCAATTAATAGCTGATGAAGGTGACGACAATGGTGATACTTACACATTAAAATCAGTTGCATCAGATAATACTTTTGTGATACAGAATGATACTTCTGGGTCAAATTCAACTCTATGGACGTTAAGCACTAATGGTGTAGTTAGACAAACAGCTAAATTAGAAATAGTAGCTGGTGCAAGCTCAATGATTCACATGGGTCAAGCCAGTGGTGATTTTTCTTACAGAGTAAGAGCTAATGTATCCAGTTCTTCTAATGGCGGTTTTTTAGTTGAAGATGGTAACAGTTCTGCTGATTTACTAAAAATAGTTTCTGGTTCAAGTGGTTATCATGCATTTTCTATTAATGGAAGTGAAAAAGTAAGAATTACCTCTGGTGGAAATATTGGTGTGGGTACAGATAGTCCTTCAGCACAAATGGAGATTATAAACGCTTCTACTGGAAGATCATGGACACCAGCAAGTACCACTGAACTCTTGATTGAAAGAAATGGCAATGTTGCTATGTCAATCATTGGAGAAAGCACTTCAAATTGTCAGATTAACTTTGGTGATGAAGATGATGAAAATCAAGGAATAATAGACTATGACAATAATGCTACTGATTTTACATTTTTCTTAGGTGGCGTTGGACAATATGAAATGGACACTGGTGCGTTTCATCCAACATTTGATAATGCTGACGACTTGGGAAGATCATCTAATAGATTTGATGATGTAAGAGCAACAAATGGTTCTATCGTTACTTCTGATAGAAATGAAAAAAATACTATAGTTGCATCTGATTTAGGGCTTGATTTTGTAAACAAATTAACACCAGTTTCTTATAAATTTAATAACAAAACAAGGACACACTACGGACTTATTGCACAGGATATAGAAACTTTACTTGGCACTATAGGTAAATCAGCGACAGATTTTGCAGGATTTTGCAAAGATGAAATTACTTTTAAAACTGAAATTGAGGAAGATGGTAAACCTATTGAAGTACCACTCGAAACACCTTTTGATAGATACTCTCTAAGATATACAGAATTTATCGCACCAATTATTAAGGCAATACAAGAATTATCGGCAAAAGTAACCGCACTTGAAGGCTAATAAATAATTAATTATAATTTATTTAATTACATAAAAAACATGACAAATCCAGTTGACCTTATTGATGAAGAAATTAAAACTGCTCAAGAACAGTTAGACATTGATATAAAAAAAGTTTCTTTACTACAACAAGAAATAAAACAGATACAGGAACAGGCTCAAGCTGCTATAAACGAAAAACAAATGCAAATCAATGATGCAACACAACCAATCATTGAAACTCAAGGTTCTCTAAAAAAATTAAAAGAATTAAAAATCAAATTAGAAGGTAAGATAGAAACAACTACCAAAAAATAAATGGCAGATAGGAAGATCACAGCCCTTACTGAATTAACCGCACCAGTAGCAACTGATGTTTTTCCTATAATTGATGTAAGTGAATCTGCAAACGCCAATAAAAATAAAAAGATAACATTAACAACCATCTTACAAAACATCCCAGATGGCACGGTTTCTAGTCCTAGTGTTAGTTTTGTCAGTGATACAGGTGTTACAGGATTTTTTAGAGGTGGTACCAATGATATTGGAGTATCAGCAAACCAAACACTTGTAGCATCTTTCAATACACAGGGATTGAAGTTAGGAACTGGAACTGAAGCTGCACAATTACATTTATTTAGTACAGATACAACAGATCAAGTAATTATTGAGAATAGTGATGCTGGTTTAGACACTGCACCCGATCTTGTTTTGTATAGAAATTCAGCTTCACCAGCAGCAGATGATAATTTAGCAAATATTGTTTTCAGAGCAAATGACAGTGCTGGCAATGCTGCTGATTATGCAAGTATTGTTGCTCAGATAGAAGATCCGACAAATGCTTCAGAGGATGGAATTTTAGACATAATGACAAGTGCTGCTGGTACGTTGGCTTCCAGGATAAGGATACAAAATACTAATGTTGGTATAAATGAATCATCACCGCAGGATCTTCTACATATAACTGATAGTGCTGCTGGATCAATTTTACAATTACAATGTACAACTAATGACGCTACCAGTGGTGCTGATATTTTACTTGCTAGACATAGAGGAACAAGTGGTGCTGGACAAGATAATGATGTATTGTCAAGTATAGTTTTTGAAGGGAAAAATGATAATTCAACACCAGCAGAAGTTGATTATGCAACAATAGAAGCCAAAATTATTGATGCTACCGATGGATCTGAAGATGGGCAGTTAAATTTACAAGTTCAAGCTGCTGGTGGGTTATCAACTCAATTATCTATAGATGCAAGTTTATTAACTCTTGCTGATGGTGTAAATTTTGCTTTCAATACTTCTACGGGAACAAAAATAGGAACTGCTACAACACAAAAACTAGCATTTTTCAATGCAACACCTGTTGTTCAACAAAGTGCTATTGCAGATATTACAACAACTGCAAGCTCTGGTACGCTACCAACTGCTAATGGATCTATTACTGTTGCTAATGCTGCGAGTCCTACAAATGCAGAATTATTAGAATTTTGTGTAGAGCTAGAATCTAAATTAGAAAGTGCTTTAGGAATATTAAGAACTTTTGGATTGATAGCTACTTAGTTGTCCAGTCATTTGTCTTGTCATAATTCCTAATATGACATATATAGGAGTAATTCCTATAATAGTTAGTAACACAAACAGTTTTAACATTTAAAAAAAAATGCTGGCTCGCATCTCCCAGATATTATCTATTGTATCTTTTATCCTTTCTGCATCTACTATTGGTGCTGGATACTTTGCGTATAGTTACATGACAAGTCCACAGTTTGAAGCAAAAATGATGGAGAAAGTGATGAAAAATGTAAATAAAATACTACCTAATCAGATAGATAAAAAGTTACCAAAAGTAACTGGTCCGATGTTGCCATTATGAATTGCTGGCACTGTAAAACTGAATTAATCTGGGGTGGTGATATTGATATAGATGAATCTATGCCAACTTATCCTGAGTATTCTGTGATGACTAATTTATCATGTCCTAAGTGTTTTTCAGAAGTAGAAGTATTAAAGAAAAGAGATGCTTACGACTAATGATATTTGGATTTTTTAAAAAACTAATTAAACATTATATTGATAAACTTGTGCATTGGTTAAGAGTAAAAAAATTACAACTTGAACTGGATAATGAAATAAAAAAGTATCACGACAGTTTTGAAAAGAAAGAAGAACCTAAAATAATTGAAAAAGGCACATTTGGACAGGATGATTGGTCTATTTCTATTGGGGATATAGATGACGAAAATACCAAAGATTGAAATAAAAGAGGTTTACGTTCCAAAAATAAGATTATGGGAAGTAGAGCCACCAATATTAGATGTAATTTATAAACCAGTTGTAGATATTCCTGGATGTGTTGATGCCCATAGAAATAATCTAACTGGACTGATCAATGAAGATGAGCTAGGTACATATCAAGCCTGTGGTACGTTTGATATTCCTAGTTTTGAACCTCTTGAATATAATCCTGCTAATTTTACATATACTGCACCTGCACAGCAGCCACAACAACCACAGAATGATGTGCAGCCACAACAGCCTGAGATAACGACTAAAAAGAAAGAAGAGGATTTAGAAATACCACCTTGTCCTAGTAAAAAAGAACAAAAAATTGGAGATTTTCGTAACGATAAAAAGCTGGAACGTGTTATCGGCTATGAAAGAGGGCAAAATGGGATTGAATGTATCACTTTGTATGAAGACGTACCGTTCATCTCCCAATACATTCCAAGTTTTAAGCAGTTTACTGGGGTTTTTAGTCTTGCTCTGGTCGGCTGTTCTGCTCCGATCATTCTTAATTTAGTAAAACCAGTAGTAAAAAATGTAGTAAAGAAACTGACAAAGAAAAAAAATAAGGTAGAATAGTTATTAGCATTGCTTACCTGACAGCCTCTACTCCAACGAGTAGGTAGTGAGCCCAGGGCCAATGCTTTTTTAGACAAGTGAACACCCGTAGCTTGTCTACTCTAATTTATGAGTGTGCGGTAATACTTGATTCATCTTTTCAGTAACGATAATATCTTCACAAAGAGCATAAAATTTTGATGATTTTTTAAACTGGATTCCGTCTTGAAGTAGCGTCCCACAATTCTTAAGACGTGCAAGCTCGTAGTTGAGGCGTTCTTTAGATAATATTTGCTGCTGTATTTTTTCTTGAGTTGTAGCAGATTTTAGACACGCATCTTGAAATCTATTGTCTAATGGAAAAGTAAATGTTAATGCTGCACCTACATTCAATCCTAAAGAATCTTTGTTACCACTATAGTTTTCTTGATAGTAAAGAATTTTACCAGGATTCACTAAATTTCCGTCATCATCAACACTTGGATCATATACAGGTGTTTGGTAAGTATAATCTTGTGGTCGTTTCTGATTAAATGAAGTGGTAACAAATGGGCTGAATGACATTTGTGGGCCTTGGCATCTAATACCATTTCCGTAATGATTTTCTATCGTATTTCCTTGCAATACTTGAGTCGCAAAGTTACTTACCGATCCAGAAGCCGATGCACTAGGAGCACTGGTGTTTGACACATTAGCAAATACAGGATTTCCTAGCAGACTTATTGCGAGAAGATAGTTGTGGTATCTGTTACGCTTTCTGACTGGATCGTGCGAGTTACGTCTGAAACTGACTCTAACCCAGGTGGTGTATAAACTTCTGTAAATTGAAAGGCATCTCCCTGTACTGTCTGTGTCCAGTTTGGTTTTTCTCCTAAATCTAAACCTGTCCATGTATATGTCGTACCGTTTATAGTTTCATTAACAGTTGCGTTTGGTGCTGATATAGTCGATCCATCATGTTGTACACCTGATCCTGTAACTGAATATGTGTACCCAGAATTATAGTTTGTTGTTCGTATAGTCTCTGTAATATTTGTGGTAGTTTCTGTTCGGCTTGTGGAGCTACCCTGAGTGAAGCTAGGAACCACAGGCACAGCGTAGACAGGGCTAGATATAAGAAAAACAAACGGCAGTGTCCTCCACATTAGTCAATGGTCAAGTCGGTAACAAACTGTCCTGTCAATGTAATACCTGTACCTGTGCCTGGAGTTAAAGTTATATTATGGTTATCTAGACCGATAGCTGCTGTACCTACACTAGCTGCTGCTGAAGAAGTTATATCTGAAAAGTTAGGAATTTCTCCTACTGTAGCTTCAGACGTTGGTGTTACATCTCCTTCAAGGTAACTTTGAGAAAACGAGAACGCATCGCCCGAAGTGCTTTGTGAAGCTGTAACTGTAGTCAAAGCTGGAACGCCATTACTGACTGTGCCTAGACCGCCAACTGTTGAATCGCCATCACTATTTACTGTGGCTACACCGC